GCTATGATGAGGCGCAATAAGTAATCATCGTCCCAGTTATACTTCTGGGAGCTAAGGCATAGCAAAAAGTGTGAAATGTAAATATTTATGTATATAAATCGGATACCAGAGTTGTGAAATTTTACAAGACATCACAACCTTAGGCGTGCATTTTAATACACACAGTACTCTTACTGTACCCCTATTTAGGGGAGATTTCGTGTAGTCAATTCTTGTATATCTTAGTCATGAATGAGTGTCAATGACGACGGATATAAAATGTATATATCACTTACTGAACATAATACAAATATAACTTATACGCCTTTAACAGGCAACACAACACAACCAGCCGCAGTGTTTTCAGATGGAGATACACCGTGGCACGTAGATTATAGTGGTGCTGATGATAGCACCATGGACCAAGGTCAATGGAACAATGTGGGTTTGGGTAAATTTCTTGAGAGACCCGTAAGAATACAGACATTACAATGGAGTGTAGGTTCTCACATTAATGCTTCTATTAAACCTTGGGAATTGTTTCTGGATCACCCGAGTGTACGCAAGAAATTAGCTAATTATCACTTATTGAGAGGTAAATTACATATAAAACTCACTATTAGTGGAAACCAATTTATGTATGGAAGAGCTCTAGTCAGTTATTTACCCAAATCTGAGGATTCTTATTTAGAGACAATGCCCACCGCGATGGTGAATACTTTTCTAGATGTGGCTAGGAAATCTGTACGACCTCATGCATATATAGATGCTTGTGCATCTAAAGGATGTGAAATGGTAGTCCCATTTTTCCATGATGCTAACTGGCTGAAATTAACGGGCAGTGCTGAATGGCGTCACATGGGAGAATTAAATTTGGATAGTCTTACCCAATTAAGACACGCTAATTCTACCTCGGGTGCTCTGACGATAGAAATATACGCGTGGATGGATGAACCACAATTGAGTGTGGCCACCCATCAAACACAAGCGGGATATGAAGGCAAAGGCGATGGCCTCATATCGAAACCGG